TTCATAGCCCGAGGCACGACCGGAATCCACAGCTCAAACCGTGTTGACGACTTCTTCTTCATTCTCGTTTTCCCCGAATACCTTTATGCGCTTTTTGGTATAAGCCGCGCAAAATTGCACATGCTGTTTGCGCAACGTCTCTCGGCACGTAAGACAGAGATCACCAAAGATATAAACTGCGAGAACCTCGTTTGTCGGGTCTTCGATCTTCCCAAAGCTCTCCGTAACCCTTATTTCGACTAGTCCACCGGCTTCGTGCGGCGGAATCTCATCCGCGCATCTATCGCAGAATATCTGTTCACGTTTCATCTTTTTGCCCTTTCTGTTCCGTGTTGCCGTTTCTTCGCGACCCGATTTCTATCGTGCCTTACCCTACCTTACCTTGCCTTACCCGACCTGACCGGGCCCCACCCGACCCCACCCTACCGTACCAGACCCTGCCCCACCACTCCTCACGTACTCATACCCTAATCACTTTGTTTCGGTCGTGTTGTCCGTCACAAACATATCAGCTGTTGCGGGTTCCGTGAACACTTGAATCGTGGATTCAACATCATCCATAAGCTCTTGTGTCTTGTCAGGTTTTGGTTGTGTCGGTGTCACATCAACCAGTTCTTCTTCAGATATACCGGCCTCCGCGTTGTCTTCAGTTTCGAGCGCACGGGCCAGTTCCGGCGACATCGGCAGATATTTGAGCAACCGCCGTACAACGGTTTTACGCCGCATCTCACTCGTATCGGTCGCCCACGGCCCGCTATTCTTCGCTTTACTTCGATGCCGAATCGTCTCGATCTCGTCATCGGTCATCCACTCGAACTGTCGGTGTCCACCGTCCATAACCGCCACTGCATAGCTACCGAGATATGCGCCTCTGTCACCTGTCACACGCGGCTCATGCTGTATCCGCTCTTCGGTGCCCTGCACGATCTGAAAGGTCTCACCAGCGTAGACGTTACGTGCCCAGACCGCCATAACATCACCCGATCGGCGTGCGAGCCCAATCAACCCCCGGTATCCGACGATTAGTGTACACTGTTTGCCGTACGGCACGGGGTATGCCTGTCCCAACGTGCGACTGAAGTCCAACCCTAAAGCAGCGGCTTCCGTCACCGTGTGTAATATGGACGTCCACGTGCATTCGTACAGTTTCGGATTGTCTGCCGCGAGCAGCAGAAACCCCCGTATTAGTCGGTCTACACTCTGCCCCTGCGGCAACACCGATAAAAATCGACCTCGGCTTTTCTCCAACGTATCTTTGAGCTGCTGCGGTCTACTCAATTGCTTATCACCATTTACTGTCATTGTCTATCCCTCCACAATCGAACTGTAACCCAGCCCTGTCACCGATATGGAATTTGCACATATTTGCTATCTGCTGCGTCCTCGTCAAATTTCGCCAGGAATCGTCGAACGCCCGGTCTTGTAGTCGTAGACGCCGCTATATGTTTGTTCGTCGCTCCTGCGGCGATTGCGACCCCTTTCCAGTCGATTCGCTCGCTATCCTTACACCGTTTCCACGTCACGCGGCCACAGTCGAACAGTAACCCGGCTCTGTCACCGATATGGAACTTGAGAATGTTCGCTAATCGATCAACTTCCTCTTGGTGTTCGTCGCGTGCGCGGCGATGATACCAATACTCACGAAACGTTTCGGTTTGCTCGGGAGTAGCCACAGGCAACGCATCAGTGTGTGTCGGATACGTTCGCGCGAGATAATCAGCTACACTCTTCGAGCCATCCAGCGGCGGCGGCGTATCAGGCTGGACATACCGCTCCCAAAACGTCGTTGCTAGCTCTAGCAGTCGTTTATCTAGCTCGGCTTTTCGCGTAAACTGATACTCGCGATAATCTTGACCACCGATTAAGGCCGCTAGCTGCCAAGACTCCCAGCCCATGAGGATCATATACCACTCGCATTGCAGGTAGTGATGTTTCGGCACTTCCGCCGAACCCGACGGGCCGAACCCTTTTGCTGCGTGGACACCGGCAGTCTTGATCTCAAGACCACACTTGGATTGCGGCATAAGATAGTCCGGCGTGCCCACGACAAGAGGATATTCGTCGTGTCGTATCGTTTGCACATTCGGCTGGAGCTCGTCGGCCATTTCGGGATGCTCGATCGTATAATGCTCCGCCACGATTGGTTCTAGAATCGTACCCCATTCCATCTGTGGTGTCGTTTCGACAGGCTCAGCTTTGCCGGTTTTTTCTTCCCAAACCCGAAACGCCGACCTATACGGGTTCAATCCACATATCGCCGCAATATCCGTCCCGGTTATTCCCTGCCGTCGAATGTCATCATCCATCGTTCTGTCCTCCATCTTGTTTTGTCGCGTTCTCGAACCTCGTGAACTGCGACCGGAATACAAGCGGTACCGTGCCCGGAGGGCCGTTCCGCTGTTTCTTGATCGTCAACCGTGCGTTGCCTGTATGCTTCACGTCAACGCTCGCCTTGACCCGCTCTAAAAAGATCACCACATCGGAGTCTTGCTCAATAGCTCCCGACTCCCGTAGGTCGCTTAAGCGCGGGCTACCGTTGTGTTGATCAACCCGCCGGTTGAACTGCGACAGGGCTACCACCGGCACATTGATGTCCCGTGATAACATCTTAAGTGCCCGCGATATGCTCGCAACCTCGCGTTCTCGGCTGCCGCCCTTTTCACCTTCGACAAGCTGAAGATAATCTACAATCACGAGGTCAAGACCGTGCCGCATCGCATGTGCCCGTGCCCGGCTACATACCTGTTGCACGGTCGTAGACTCGTCATCGAGGTACAAAGCCGCGTCATCGAGTTTACTTGCCGCGTACACAAGCTTATCTATCTGCTTTTGTTTGTCTGCCAGTTTACCCGTACGTACCCCATGCAAATTGACTTCAGCGTGCATACACAAGATGAGCTCGGTGATAAGCTCCACGCTCATCTCAAGTGAGAACAGTATCACCTTATAACCCTTCACTGCTACGTTTACCGCTAACTGCCGAGCCAGACTGGACTTGCCGACGCTCGTCTGTGCAGCAAGGGTCACCAGCTCTCCTTGATGTAGACCCGATAACAACACATCGAGATCGCGGAACCCGGTCGGCAACCCCATAACCCCACCATGTTTGATTTGCTCTTCCATCCGGGTGATAGCGGGTTGTGTCACGTCACTTAGCCGCACGGCAATAGCTTTGCCAGTGGGTTCCAGCTCATGCATCATATCGGTGAGTCGGTCGACCACACGGGCAGGGGGTTCGCCACCTTCCAGCTCACGCAACCCATCATGCAGCGCGACCATCAGCCGTCTTGCAACCGCTTTGCTCTTCACTACCGCGGCATATGATGATGCGTTAGCCGCTGTCGGCAGCGCTGTCACAAGTCCCGCGATATATGCCGCTCCGCCGACAGATTCGATCTTATTCTTCTCACGCAACCGCGCTACCACAGTTGTAAGATCAATTGCCGTCCCGGCGCCATGAAGTGCCTTGATTGCGTCATAGATTGTCCTGTGCGCGGTGCTCTGGAAGTCGTATGTATCGAGCACACCTAAGATTCCGACCGCGGCGTCCGAATCCGCCATGCACGCTCCTAATACCGCCCGTTCGTTTTCAACCGACGCAGGCATCTGTTTGATCACTACTCCCATACACCTATCCTCCCTTCATCTTCCGGTTGTGGATCTTCGTACTCCAGCCAATCCCGCCAATTATTGAGGAACGTGTCACCGTTCTGATAGAATCCCGCAGCGACCCGTTTCGTCCTCAAGTATCTCGTCAGTGCCGTCTGAAGTGACTTGTAGTCTTGTTCAGTCTTCACTGATGCCTGGTAATGTCGCCGAGCTTTCTTCTTGTGCGTTTTCATGGGCGCAGGCAAATGTTCCCAGAACTGCTCAAAGTGAGAGTCGTCCGAAAAGGCTTCTATTTTCGGACATATATCTTCTTCTGATCTTATCTTATCTGATCTTATCTTGGGTGACAAATGTCTGTCATCTGACTGCCCTTTGTCTGTCATCTGACTGTCATATGTCAGCCATCCGAGTTTGTCAGAGGTCAGAAGCGTAAGTCCCTTCTTGATTTGTGACTTAGTTACCCCCGTCATTCGACGAAGGTCATCGACATCATATGGACGTCCATCGCTATCAATGAGCTTGCCTGTCCGCGGCGGCGGCATGTCACCAGAGACCTCCAATAGCAAGATGAATAGTCCGAAAGCTGCAAGACCATCCTCTTGCTCCAACAGCCATCCAATCCCGTTGCCTTTAAGTTTGCTCACGACTGCCATTCGATCTCCAGAAACAAGTAGGGCCGAACGGCGAGGTAATCAAACATGCGGTAAGGCAGGTTCGTTTGCCGTTCGGCCCTAAATTTTTCAACTCTACTATGTACCTCATGTTTGATACCTCAGGTACAAGTATATACGATTGGAAGCTGCCTGTCAAGGACTTTCCGCACAGCATCCCTCAATGCTCGTCCCAAATAGCCCAGGCCACGGCACATTCCTGACACAGCGCGTTGACACTAAGCTGACGCCGCGTGATGCCATGGGGATATGTGTACGACAATATCGTAAGACTATCTTCACCAATCGCGCTACAGCTTTCGCCGCAGACCGAGCACCGTGCGAAGGCCCCGCTCTGTCGCTGGTTCCACTCGTGAGCGCAGTCGGCACATTGGTGTATCTCATAGCGCTCATCATAAGCCCAAAAGTAAGCGATATACGTATCGGCAGGATCAACCGGCTTATTACACATGTCGCAGACGGCAGTTTTGCGTTCTTCCGCGACCTCTACACGCCAATCATCTTCGGCGAACGTCGCCGGTTCGTTGTACTCGTCTACATATGTCTTGTCGTTCATTGC